GTGCCCACGTTGTTTGTGAAAGTGGGTACGGCGGTTGCCAACTCCGCGGTGAACTTTACCGTTTGGGGCGATATTGTAAACCTATGAGCGACGTGTGGGTTACAAACGCAACCAAAGAGCACTTTGAGGATATGTGGCATGGGGACAAGTACGAGTTCCCGGCCGGCAAAGCCGTTATGGTGCCTTTGGAGGTTGCGCGGCACGTCTTTGGGTACGGATTGGCTGATCGCGTACCCGTGCTTGCCCGGCTAGGCTGGGCGGTAACGTCAAATGACGTTCCTGCTGCCTTGAAGCGGTTAGATCGGTTTGTTATTGCCACTGAGGAACCGCGCGAAGAACGGCCAAAGGTTGTTGCGCTTGTATCATGAGGTGGAGTTTAGATGGCAACGCTTTCAAGTTACATCACGCAATGCCGCAGGCTGCTGCATGATGCTAACGCCAACTTTTGGTCTGACAGCGAGCTAACCGATTACATCAACTCGGCGCGTGAGCGTCTGGTGCGCGATACGGGTTGTCTGCGCACCATCCAGACTGTTGATACGGTCACAAACCAAGAAGTCTATTTGTTTAGTGCGCTTCCGAGCGGCATTCAGACGATGGACATTCTCAACATCAATTTGTACTGGGGCAACACGCGCATACCCATGCGTTATTTGCCTTGGACCCAGTTCAACGCAGAGTTGCGTTTTTGGCAGAATTACATTGGCCGCCCAATTGCGTTTTCGGTGTATGGGCAGCAGTCGTTCTACCTCAGTCCGGTGCCTGACCAAGTTTACCAGATGGAGTTGGATACGATTATCCTGCCTACGCCTTTGGTCAACGCCACGGACGTGGATGCCATTATCAGCCCATGGACGGACCCGGTGCCGTACTACGCTTGCCACACGGCCAAGTTCAAAGAGCAATCTTACGGTGAGTCCGAGATATTCCTAAACCAGTACAAGGCCAAGGCTCTGTCGGTGATTAACACTTCGTTCACTCGCCGGATGCCCGACCCTTATAGCTCGCCGTATTGATATGCCCGCAGCAGAGCAGAAAAAATCATACCAGGTCGTCAAGAATTTCAAGGGTGTAAATACCCAAGCTAACCGCACGGCCATTGATACAGATCAATTTGCTTGGCTTGAGAATGTGCAGCCTATTGGCTTTGGCAATCTCAAAACCTTGGGCGCTCCAAGTGCCAGTTTATTCACTTGGTCAGGCACGCCGTCCGCGCTCTATAGCTGCAACATCAAAAACACCGATTACATATTGGCGTTTTTCACCAACGGTGGCGCTCAGTATTACAATGTGGATACCGGCACAACGGGCACGGTGGCTGCGGCGTCTAAGTTTTCGGCTTCCGGCGTTCGTATTGCGCAGTGGAAGACTGACCGCATTTTGATTTTGGATACCGTTAAGGGGTTGTTCAATTGGGACGGCACCAACGTGGTGTCCATTGGCTCGATTTCCGCATACGGCATGGTAAGCCGCGGTTCTGGTTATACGTCGCCGCCTTCCATTGCCATTAGTGCGCCTAATGAAACTGGCGGCATTCAGGCGGTTGCCGAAGCCATAATGACCGCCAACGGCGTGAGCGGGTTGTTGTTTACAGAGGCTGGCACGGGCTACACGTCGCCCCCCACGGTTACGTTTACTGGCGGCGGCGGCAGTGGCGCTAATGCCGTGGTGAGCACGCTGAGCTTCGCACAGGGCACTGTAGGCGCGTATGTGCTAAGCGGTGGCACTGGTTATTCATCGCCTCCCACGGTCAGTATAACGGGCGGTGGAGGGTCTAACGCTGCGGCCACGGCAATCGTTGAAGGCAATGCGGTTATAGGCTTGGTCTTCAGCAACAACGGCACCGGCTACACATCGCCGCCTACCATCACATTCAGCACGGGTGCGGCTATTGCAACGGCGGTGGCAACCACTGATACCAGCGTGGACGTTAGCACGTTCTCTGGTCGGGTGTGGGTGGCGCAGGGGCGCACGGTGTATTACTCGGCCGCGGCCTTGTACAACGATTTTGTGAGCGTGAGCGCCGGCAACATCAATCTGCAAGACGAGACGTTACATAATAACATCACGGCGCTGCTGTCGGCTAACAACTTTATGTATGTGTTTGGCGACGATAGCATCAACGTGTTTTCGGACGTTCGTGTACAAACGAGCGGTACAACGATCTTTACCAACACCAACGTTACGGCGTCGGTGGGCACCAAGCGCAACTTGACCATTTACCCATATTTCCGGTCAGTGCTGTTTTTGAACGACTACGGCATTTATGCGTTGGTGGGCAGCACCACAACCAAGCTAAGCAACGAGCTTGATGCCGTCTTCCCGCTGATTGATTTTACGCAGCCAGTGTCGGGCGGCCAGGTGTTGATTAACAACATTCTGTGCGCGGCTTGGTCGTTTACCTACAACGATCCGATCCAAGGCGCGCGGCCAATTCAGGCTGTGTTTTTTGACAAGCGTTGGTTCTTTACGTCGCAAGGCGCGTTGAACTACGTGACCAGCGTTCCGGCAGGCGGCGTTATCAGCTTATACGGCACGACCAGCACGGCGCTTTACAAGCTGTACAACAGCACCACGATAGGCGCTGACGTGACCATCCGAAGCGCGTTGTGGCCGATGAGTGACCCGATCAGGGACAAGCAGGCGCTTAAGGCGGCTATTGAGGTCACAACCAACACTATCGGCACGTTTGGCGTTACGATTGACAGCGAGATCAAGTCCAGCGCCACAGGCATTGGCATCTCCTATGCAACGTGGGTCAACGTGGTTGGCGACACGATTGCGTGGACAAACAACAGCAACGTCATTATAAATTGGTTTAACAATGGGTACACGCTTTACAAGAGCGATGCTCAGCAGTACGGCAAGTACCTAGGTTTGACGATCACGGCTTCTAGTTCGTTGTTTACGTTGAACACTCTTGAGCTTGAATATGAACTGAGAGCGAGGTTCTAATGGCACTTCCAATCACGATCCCAAACACGTTTGCCGGTGCCACAGCGGCTATTCCGTTGTCGCAGTTGGATAACAATTTCACCACGGTGGTGAACGGGGTGAACGGCATTGGCAATGGCACCAACAGCCTAGCCAACGTGTCCATTACGGGCGGCAACATCACAACCCTAACCACTGCGTTGTTAGTAGCCAACGGCGGCACTGGTTCCACCACCATTACAGCTAACAATGTGGTGTTGGGTAACGGCACAAGCGCGGTTCAGGTTGTAGCGCCCGGCACCAACGGCAATGTTTTGACTAGCAACGGCACAACATGGTCAAGCGTGGCGGCTTCTGCTGGCGTTGCGGCTAACGTGCAAACATTTACCTCTTCTGGCACTTGGACCAAGCCAAGCGGCGCGACGTTTGTGCACGTTGAGGCTTGGGGTGCAGGCGGTGGTGGTGCTAGCGGTCGTAGGGCAACTACAGGAAGCACCCTTACTGGCGGTGGTGGTGGCGGAGCTGGTGGGGCTTATGCCTGTAGGCAATTTCTGGCAAGCGAATTAACGTCCACCGTTACCGTGACTGTTGGCGCTAGTGGAGCGGGAGGCGCTGCCGCAACAGTAGACAACACTGGCGGAAATGTTGGAACGGCAGGAGGCGACAGCACGTTTGGTGCATATTTGACGGGCTATGGTGGTGCCGGTGCGGGGTCCGGCTCTTTTTATCAACAGTCTTCTACAGGTGCCAGTGCGTTATCCAATTCGGCGCTTACTCTAGGTAATGTTTCTGGCGCGACTGGCCAATTTGGCGGTGGTCCAAATAGCACAGGAGCAAATTCCAACAACGGCTCTCCTAGCGGTTTTGGCGGCGGCGGCAGCGGAAATGGAACTAGTGGCTCTAGTCTTTCTGGAGAAGGTGGCGGTTCTTACCAAGGCGGTCCTGGCGGCGGTGGCGGTGGTAATATTTATAATAGTGCCGTTCAAAGTGGCGGTGCTGGCGGAAATAACGCTGCTGCTAATGGTGGCGGCGGCGCGGCGGGCACCAGCGGTGGCGCTGGCAGCGCCGGCACTACTGGCGTTGGCCGTGGCGGAACGGGCGGTGGTGGTGGTGCCTCGTCGTTGGCTGCTGCTGGCGGCGCTGGTGGCGCAGGCGGCACGCCCGCTGCTGGTGGCGGTGGTGGTGCCGGTGCAATTGGTTTTAATTCCGGCGCAGGCGGTGCGGGCGGTGGCGGCACCATCCGTGTGTATAGCTGGTAAGGAAGCGCACAGATGAAATACGCAATCATTGAAAACGGCAAAGTGGCTAACATTGCGGTGGCTGATTTCCCAATTGAACCAAATTGGGTGTTGGACACTGGCGCAAAAATTGGTGATTTGTATCAGGACGGGCAGTTTGTGCCAGCGCCGCCCGACACTGTGGCTGAAGCGGAAGCCGCGCGGTTGAAGCGAAATGCCTTATTGGCCGCTTGCGATTGGACGCAGCTTGCTGATGCGCCTGTAGACAACCTTTCTTGGGCTGTTTACCGGCAAGAATTGCGGGATGTGCCAGATCAGGCGGGCTTTCCCACAGATATTATTTGGCCCACGCAGCCGGCAGGGTAACATGGACCAGAACCTTTACAACATAGCCGTAGCAATAGCGGGAGCGGCCATTGGCTGGATTGTAAAGGTGATATGGGACGCTGTGCGCGCGCTAGAGCAAGACATTCGGGACATGGAACGTGATTTGCACGTTAACTACGTCTCCAAGGACGACTATCGCCAAGACATCCTTCAGATAAAGGATATGGTGAAGCAGATATTCGACAAGCTAGACCGAAAAGCAGACAAATAGGAGGCTGACATGAACAATGACATTTGGCTGGGCATTTTTCGTCATATTCTTACT